TAGAACGGAGCCTCCTGTCGTTGTTTCCGGTGCGCTGGCAGCCGGTAGTGTTTCTGGAGCGGTTTCTGGGCCTATTTACGGCAAATCCGCCACAGAAGCAGTATCCGACGTTGAAACCGCCGAAATTTACGGTTTTACGGTCTCTGGAACGGGACTTTCTGGAGTCATTGCTGGCGCGGGGCCGGTTGTAGCGTCTCCAGCTGTCACGATCTCGTCGGGAACGGCGTGGACGGTCTCGACGGCGGACACGAGTGTGTTCGTTGCTACGCCGTCTGTTGGTGATATGCTCCGTCCGGGATTTGCGTTCGCGCAGATTACACGCGCGGTGTCGTCTCCGGTCGTTGCTCGAAAGCTCATTACCTCTCGTCGGTCGAGAGGTGGAGAGGGGGGCAACAGTTCCAGCATTTCCGGGTCGAGTCGGACGGGTTCGTTGCGGTCTTCGGGTGTAAATTCGGCAGAAGTGCGAAAGCGAGAATAATCTAACATCATGTCTACGTTTACAATCAAGGAGGGAGACACGTCTCCGGCGATCGAGGCCGTGCTCCGGTCAGAGTATGAAGAGGTCGTTGACTTAACGGATGCCACGGCGTATTTCGTCATGAAACACACGCATGATGGTCCGATTGTTCACGAACAGGCAACAGTTGACGATCCCGCGAGTGGAGTTGTGGTTTACGAGTGGAAGTCGGGAAATACGGACTATCCGGGGCGGTATCGTTCTGAGTGGCGCGTAGAATTCCCAGATGGACACGTTGAGACGTTTCCGAACAGCGGCTCTCTGCAAGTCTACATTCCCAGCAAGATCGAGGTAGACTAATGGTGGAGTCTTTCTCTAGCGGGTATTTTCTAACACAGCTCCGCGTTGCTCCGTTTTCTGGAGACAGGGCGGTTCTGCGAAACGACTGGTACGATCAGTACCAGACGAAATATTCGTGGACTAATCCGCTCGTCATGAAGGTCGGAACCACCCACCTTCCCGTCTATTCAGAGTCCGCTGTTCCTGCCGGCGTTCTCGGTGTTCCAAAGCAGGTATTCGAGAAACTGAACGTTGAGCAAATGGAGCTGACCGACGTTCTGTTAGCAAAGTCTGAAACGGTTGACCAGCTCTTGTCGATGAATCTTCTTACTACCGATGAAGCGTGAAAAGAGGCTCCGTGCGGGTCCGGGAGAGGGAACAAAAAACCCGGAAGAGGTGTCGGAATACAACGTCACGCAGGGCGGAACACGTACGGGTCTGATTATTCGCTGGCATGGTAACGGCTACGATTCCGAGGATTCGTGGATTCGGGCGGATGTGGGTTCGGTTTTCGATTTAACAGAACATGAATGATATTGTCTCCGAGTTTGCCGAGCAGGCCGGTCTTGACGCCGCCACCGTAGAGGAACGGTGGAATGGACGTCCCGATCGAATGGCAGAAGACCTGTTCAAAATCAAGGATCTTGATACTGGCAAAATCGGAGACCTAAATCTCTTCAGTCCGTACCAACCGAAAATCATCCATGCGTATTTCTACGGAGATGCGACTACTCTAAACGTTTACAAAGGTCGCCGTATCGGTGTCTCGTTCATTATCTGCCTGTGTTTGGCGCTGGACGGCATGATGAATCCCAACAGCTTCTTTCCAATCGTGTCTTCCAAGGAGGAACAGGCACAGTCCCGGATTCGAGACATTAAGAATCTGCTGGAGAATGCCAACGTCAAGATTCCTCTCAACAAGTCTATTGCGGGCGAGATTGAGCTGTGGAATGGGGCGAGATTCAAGGCATACACCGGGAACCCCGCTGGTGCTCGCGGTGACGATTCCGCAAAAACCGTTTTTATTGATGAAATGGCGTTCTTGGAGGATCAGGATGCAACGTCGCGTTCATTTTCTCCGTTCGTTTCTCTAGGTTCACAGGGCCTCATGGTCGAGGTCTCCACTCCAGAGGCGAAGAACGACCTGTTTATGCGGAATCACGCCCGTGGAACAGAGACGGGCTACGACGACGAGGGCAATAGAATTGGGACTATCTCAATCAAGCAGCCGTCGTTCAAGAACGCGGACGAAATCGACGTGGAGGTTCCACTACACGAACAGAACGTGGAGCCGGTTCGACCGGACTTAAACGTCAACAAGGTAGAGGAAGACCGGCTGAAAGATCCGCAAGGATTCGCACAGGAGTACCTGTGTAGGCCGATCGATGAATCGTACCGCTTCTTCTCTGAAACATCGGTCGAGCGCGCAATGGAGCGTTCACAGGCCGCTGACTACCAGTATGGCTTGTATTCCAGGAAAACTCCGGGAATTATGCGTACGATGGGCGTGGACATTGGAATTGACCACGACGAGACCGTGGTTTCCGTCTTCGATCACGTCGGCGAGGAGCGCAAAATGCGGTATTGGGAAATAATAGATAATGACGCCCTGATCCGCTCTGGAATGTCTAATCCAGATAGAGGCAACGCGGTTCATGTAGCTAACCACATTTCACAGTTACAGGAGCAGCTGAACGCCGATTACATTATTCTGGACTCCACGGGTCCGGGAGCAACGTTCGATAAGATTCTACGAGAACGGCTCGGTAGAATTATTATCGGATTCAATTTCTCTGACAGGGACGCCGTGAAGAAGATGTTCGGCGACATGAATGCAGCACTACGGAACGGTAAGGTAGTGCTGGACGACAACGCGAAAATGTTCGATCAGCTGGTCTCGATTGTAAGGGAACAGAAGCGCGACGGTCAGAAGCCAAAGTTTACCGGAAAGGACTATTCGGAGTCTGGAAAGGACGACATTGCTATGTCGGTAGTTCTCGGTGCGTTCCCACCGAAAGTGAATGAACTGCCGGTTTCAGAAGTTCAAGAAAAGCCATACGAACAACCTCCGACGAAAGAACGGAAGCCGCCGGAACCGAAACACGCGAGAACGCCCGCCGACGACGGACGGAAGCAGACGACGGGTGTTTTCGTAAAGGGTTCCGTGTCGCGTTCTAGCCGTGGATCATATCAGTCTCGGTACTCTCGGAATCGGTACTAACCTATCTATAAAATTATATGAGTGACGTAAAACGAGCCATGATGAAGAAGGCTGCCTCTGGGCAGCTTGCCTTCGCTCTCGACAGGCCCACGGCGGTCGTCAAGCAGGCTTCCGGCGCTTCTGGAAGGCCCGAGATTGAAGAAGCAGATCCGAATCAGATTACTAGATACCGGCAGATTGCCCGCGACCCCCATGTGGGAGACGGCATTGATACGCTGGTAGACTATCTGGTCGGTTCTGGTGGCGCAATCGTTCCGGCAAACATTCCATACACGGACCAAGAACAGACGAACGAGGACATTGCTGACTTTAAGCGACTAATCGAGGCGTCTGAGTTTAATGTCGTTGTCTGTGAGTGGGTGTGGCACGCTCTGGTTGACGGCAGCGCGTTCTTGGAGATTGTCGTAGAAGACGACGTTTTCAAGCCAAAACTGCTGCCAACGGAGCGGATGAAGATTCAGACGGATGAGTTTGGCTATGTGGAGGAATACCACATGGAGAACGAGGATGGAGCCGACGACATTGAGTTCGGCAAGTACGACGTTGCTCACCTCAAGTTCCACAATCATCCGCCACAGGACTTCGGACATTCTCTAATTGCGCGCATCGAGGAGCAGGCCGACTTCTTGCGCGACATGGAGATCGACCTTGCTCGCTTCATTGCGACGAAGGCGTATCCTCCCGTGCTATGGAAGCTNGGAAGCGAAGAGCGTCCGTGGAGTGAGCCGCAGATCGAGGCGTGGTTGGATTCCGTCGAAAACATTGAGCCGGAGTCTATGCTTGCAGCTGGTCACGACGTTGAGCACGAGATCGTCGGCACTTCGAGTACGTCTTCGAGTGCTGGAATGTTGAATCTGGATAGCACGTTCGCGCACCTTCAGAAGCGCATTGCTGCCGGGCTCGGCGTTCCCGCGTTTTTGATGAACATGGATGTAGACGTTAATCGGAACACGTCTATTGCCGTCATGCCGAAGTTCGACCGGAGAATTCAGCGGTATCGTTCTATCATTAAGCAGGCGATTCGATACCAGGTTTTCGTGTCCATTCTGGGTGAACAGAACCCGGAAGATTACGACGAGGTTCCGCCTGAGTGGGAATTCGGTCAACACTCTAGCGACGAAGAGCGGCTTGACATTGACGCGGCTATCAAACTTTTCAATGAAGGTTTCTTGACCCGAGAAGCGTTTGCCCAGCGTGTCGGCATCGATCCGGAGACGGAACTCCCGGACGAAGGCGAATTGGCGCAGATTGTGGAATTGCTACAGGAACTTCGAGGAGCTGGCGACAACGTTCAGAACCCGAATGGAGGAGCGCCTACAGATACGGGTGCTGGAACTGAATCTTCTGGTGGAGAAGTTTCTAGCAGGCAGAATCCTGAGCGGGATAGCTCAGACGGCAGAAATGAGCGCGATATAACTAATGAGTGATCCACCTAAAGACAAAGATAGACTCTTAGAAGAAATCCTACGACATTCGGCAACGACGGAAGAACGGACGCGAAACATTGAGCGGAACTTTTCGGAGTTTCAGACACGGTATTATACCGAGATGGATCTTCAAAATAAGCGTCTTGAGACGCTTGAGTCTAAGGTTCAGCGTCAGGATGTGATTCTGGCTGCCCAGATGATCTTGGCTACGCTTCTTGTTGCGTCTATGCTGAATTATGTCGTGGGTGTTTTTTAAGCACCAAGACATGACTGAATATAATATAGACGAAAAGCTCTCTTTCGGCGTTTCATTTTCCGGTCCACTCGGCGTTGATGTGGGTTCCGGGTTCAACCGATACGGCGTTAAAGAGTACGAAGACGGTTCTATCGACGTTATTTTTGCAGCGATGGAACCGGGAGTCCGAAAGGGTATTCGGATTACGGAGGAATTCCTTGACGGCGTTGCGCGAAACTTCTCCGGTGAGCTGCCTCTCCAGCTTGATCATTCTAATGGTCAGCTGGCGAACGTCGGAAGCGTTCGAGAGGTAAAGTTCGCTGACGGCTTTTTGCGGGTTCTCGGACACGTTCCCAATACGGGAAATAGTGTCCGAACGGATGTGATTGCCGACTTTACGCATGATCCGCCCGCGATTACTGACGGCTCTGTGGGATTTAGCAACGACTTCCGCATAGAGCGGAACGATGCTGGTGAGCCGGAGTTTGCTGATGCAAGCATGAGTGAATTCTCGCTGACGCCATTCCCTGCGGGGTATGGATCGTCTGGGGGACTGTCACCACAGTTTGCGGAAGCGGCCAAACAGGCGGGCGTGTTTTCACAGGAAACCGACACGGGCTCGATCGGGCGTTCTAGGGTCAAGGGAACCAATCGAGCGAAGATTTACGATACGAGATTCTACTATGAAGAAAATTGAACTGGATGCGGAGATTGACGACATGAGTGAGGCCGACCTTCGAGAGACGTTCTCGGATGTTATGGAGGCCCATGAGGCCAACGCGGCTGAGTTTGCGGAGCTTCAGGAAGACGCCGAGAAGGCCGGCGAATTCTCGGAGCGCGTTGAGGAACTAGAGTCCGACGTTGAGGAGGCAGCGCAGTATTTCGCCGAGAAGGCGTCTGACGTGACGCAGCTTTCTGCTGGGATTCTGGTTGACCGCTTCTCGATTGACGAGCTGGTGGACCTTGCGGCGCAGGCGGACGAGGCGGCGTTCTCGCAGGAAACTGTCGAGGAGTCCACCGAAGACGACGGCGAGAATGAAGACGAGTCGCTTTTCGCGGATAAGCCACAGAAGTCTCCGAAGTTCTCTGCTGGCCGCGAAGAGCGTGAAGAGGCTGCGAAGGACCGTCTTTCGCGTATCTCTGGAATTTCGTTCGACTGAACACTACGTTACTACTTTCTACTATGGCAAACCCGAAAATTGCGACTGCTGCTGAACAGCCTATCAACCGACACGCCGCCGTTGCCGGCGAAGAGATGGCCGAGGGCGATCTCGTTGGCATTAACGCCGACGGCCACATGGTCCACGCGACCGCCGACGCTGCGGCCTCTGTCATGGCACTTGGTGTGTGCCTGACCGGAGCCGACAGCCTTGAGAACTACAACGCTGACGTTGTGAAGCTCGTTATCGAGTCTGAGCGCGCCCTCGTTGAGCGGGACCGTGTTTCTGCGGTCTCGAATGGCGTTGAGGTTGAGAACAACGACGATGACTGGGAATTCACGCCCGGCCTTCCCGTGTATCTCGGGACCGCTGGTGAGTTTACCCAGGCCCGACCTGCGGGAGCTGGCGAGCTGGTGCAGATCGTTGGAACTGCGCTTACTGAGGAGCGCATTCGCCTTGACGTTCGACCGTCGGACGTTGTGGCCTGAATCGACTTCTAATCTCAGATAAACTTTAAATTTCTACTATTATGGCAAACCGCTACGACCGACAAGTTACGACGAAAGACGACGTTNCGCTCGAAGACCTCATGCTCGATTCCCTGGAGGATATTGAGCTGTTCAACAAGGCTAGCCGCCCGTTCCGCGACCTGCTTGCTCAGGACGTGACCGAGCGCACTTTCCGTGTTCACACGGGTGACATGGGATGGGAGGAGCTGGCAGAGGGCGAGCACGCTCGTACTGGGCGTCTGGAGTCCAGCCAAATGGCGTTCTCCGTCAAGAAGTACGGACGTTCGCTCGGCTACTCGCAGGAGTTCATCGAGGACAACACGGCAGACATTGTGCGCCGAGAGTGGCAGCACCTTCTGGAGGGTGCGCTCGACAAGGAACACGAGGTTCTGTTCGACGTTATTCGGAACGGCTGGGCTGACGGCAGCAATCTTTGGTTCGAGCCGGAAGACTACGGTGCGTACAAGTTCGACAAGACGCACAACCACCAGTTCGCGGACACCGAAGAGCTGTTCGGCGTCAACGACAACTACACGCCGACCAAGCACATTCGCGAGGCAAACAAGGAGCTTCGCCACCACGGCAAGAGCCCGAAGATCGCGCTCATGTCTATGGACATGGCTGCGGAGTTCGTTGACGAGCTGGCGTACGACGCGCAGTACCTCATTCCCGAGGCTGAGAATCTGGTCTCCGCTGCGCTTCCCGAAATGACCATGCAGATTGACGGAACCGCGCTTCTTCAGACCGCGTGGCTTTCGGACAACGAGGTTCACGTTATTGCAGCAGACGAGCGTCCGCTCTACTTCCACACGGCCCGGCCCGTCCAGCTCACGCAGGGCGAGACCGGCGGCCCTGTCGGGGACCCTGGAGCACTTCTGGGAAGCTACGGGTCCGTTCGGTACGGCTCCGTCATTGCTGACCCGCTGGCTGGGGTTAGCTTCAACGCAACCGATCTCGCCTGATTCTGGTATTAAATGTCGTCTTATGACCGCAAACTGATGGCTGAGGCTCGGAAAGCAGTAGGCCTACACAACTCCACGGTGGTATCTAACGAGGATATTCTGAGTG